GTGTTATTTTAAATTTAACACAACAGAAAAAATTAAAATGGTAAGATTTGATAGTGCTAAATTATTTGATTCTAAAACAGGACCAGTAATGCAGTGCTTAGGTTATAAAAATTTAAAAGCAAACCGCTTTTTACCAACGCCTTTACAAGAATGTTATGATGCATTCAACAATGCAAGGTACAAAAATAGGTTAATAAAATATATAAAGGAAAATAAAGTATGACACAGTGGATTGGAGCAATTACAAGAGGACACAATGGTGGAGCAGTTCTACTAAAAGACGGCGAAATTGTATTTGCAATAGAAGAAGAACGTCTTACTAGAAAGAAGTATGACGGTGGACCACTAGCCGCAATGACAAAGTTTCTTGATTACACAGATAAATTAGATTATCTAGTAGTAGCACACACGCAACCGTTAGAAGAATCAAGTAGAATTGACTTCAGTGGTGGAGATATGTACACAGGACTAGCAAGAAAATTAGGACTTATTGATAGATCAGATAGTGCATACAGCGATGACGGAAGATTTGCACATAGGCAGGTTATTGATTTAAGTTATGTACATCATAAACTACACGCGGCTTGTGCGTTTTATCGCTCAGGATTTGAATCAGCTGTAAGTTTAATTGTAGACGGTGCTGGAACTTTTATTCCTATGAATATCAATACTGGTATTTTTCATGAAGAATATATGACATGGGAATGTGAAAGTATTTTTAGTTGTGCATATCCAGATGCATTTAAAACATTATATAAACATCAAGGTGGAAACGGTCCCTATCCAGGAACACATATTCCTTATATTCCATCTGATCGTGAAGGAGAAGAAGGATTTCATGAACTTGTGCTTGATGATAGTGCAGGTATTACAAAAGCATATGAAGCAGTAACACAATATTGCGGATTTCAACCCATTGAAGCAGGAAAGACAATGGGTCTTGCTCCATATGGTAAGAAAAATTCTAATATTCCACCAATTTATACTGATGGAAATGGAGGCAAGTGGCGTACTAGTGATAGAAACGTAATTATTCCAACATATCCAAATGCGGCACTAGTAAATGAAGGCAAATATCCTTACTTAGAAACAAATCCTGACGTTTTACAAAGCCAAAAAGACTTAACTACATTAGAAAATCGTAGAGATATGGCATATGCAGTACAAGAAGCATCACAACAAGAAGTTTTAAACTTAATTTTCAAAGCAGTTGAAATGTCAGGCAATAAAAATGTTGTTTTAAGCGGAGGATATGCATTAAATTGTGTTGCTAACTATTGGTATCTAGATAAACTTAACAAAGAAGGTATTAATTTATATGTTGAACCGGTTTCAAGCGATGCAGGAACTGCAATTGGCGCGGCTCTACTTGTATATCACCAAACTACAAAAGATAAGACTATACGCAAATATGCTGAAACAATTTATGAAGGATTCGAATACAAATATTCAGAAAATGAAATTGTAGATATAGCTAATAAGTATGGTGCAACTGTAGTTGATGCAGATCATAAAAAAGTAGTAGAATTAATTAGAAATAAAAATATTGTAACAATGTTTCAAGGCAGATCCGAAAACGGACCACGTGCATTAGGAAATAGAAGTATACTTTTTGATCCTACAATAGAAGATGGTAAGGATCACGTCAATAGAATCAAACGTAGAGAATATTTTAGACCATTTGCTGGAACAATTATGTTAGATTATGCACATGAGTGGTTTGATATGCGAGGATTAGAAGAAAGTCCTCACATGATGTACGCTATGAACTGCCAAGATGGAGTTGCAGAGAAAATTCCTAGTATTATTCATGTTGATGGCACCTGTAGAATACAAACTGTAACTAGAGATCAGAACAAACATTACTATGATCTCATTGAAGAGTTTTATAATCAGTCTGGCGTACCAATTATCTTTAATACAAGTTTCAATTTAGGCGGAGAGCCTTTAGTTGAAACACTTGATGACGCAGTACGCACACTACAAAGTAGCGAAATGGAGTTTTGTTACTTGCCCGAGTATGGTAAGTTGATTGAAATGAAGAACTAATGACAATACACTTATTTGGAATACCTGTATATAAGACATTACTAAAAGCACATAGTCAAGTTCAAGAAGATTTTAAAGATGTTCTAGAAGATGACAGTAATTTTAGCAAGATTCCTACTTGGTACAGTAATGTTGATACTACATACGGTAAGCCAGATGCAACTAATTTGCCTTTTAAGCAATTTATAAGATCAGCGATAGAAGGGTTGAATGAATATCTAGAAACATTTCAAGTAGATAGACAATTAGACTATCAAATAGAGTGTTGGGTAAACAGATATAGTCCAGGACAGTTTCAAGAAATACATAATCATGCAGGACCTGCTCATATAAGTTGTGCATATATGTTAAAGACTCCTCCTAACAGTGGAAATTTTGTATTTTACAATGATACATATGATTATTTCCATCAAATTGGTTTACCAGATTTATCTGCTGGAGCATTCAAGTACAATAATAGAATTACACCTCCTTGTGAGGAAGGAGATATAATTTATTTTCCTAGTAATCTAGGACATTATGTTTCAGACAACAAAAGTGATAAAGTTAGAGCTACCATTAGTGCTAATTTTGTTATCAGGGAGAAGCAAGATGCATAAAAATATTATTGATGAAGATGCTGTATTTGAAATTAATGCAGATTATAGTGTAACAGTAGAACGAATTGGTCCAGACAAACAAAATGTTGTTATAGTTGATGACTTTTATGCTGATCCTTGGGCAGTTAGACAATTAGCATTAGATATTCCTGCATCGCGTAACAAAAGGATAAGAGGAAACAATCCTGCTTGGAGAGTAAATGCATTTTACGAACTAGATAGCATGGCCTGGATATTTGATCAGTTAGGCAGAATGTATTTTCCCGAAATATTAAACTTTTACCCGCCAAATTTTATGGAAGAAAGTTTTAAACGTGCAACATTTATGGTAAATGTAATGCAAACTTCTAATCTACCACCTATTTGTCCGCATATGGATAACACAAGCGGCCATAACCTAGCGGCAACAATATATTTGAACGAACAAAATGAGTGTGCAGGCGGCACAAGTTTTTATACATTTGGAGGAAAGACGTTTTATACTGATCCTACTATAACACATTCATACGATGTTCAAGGTACTAAACCTGTAACACAATATATAAATGATAGTATACATGATTGGGAAATGATCGGAATGATACCAATGAAGTTTAATAGAATGGTTTTGTATAATCAAGCAATGTTACATACTGCTTACGTAAAAGAAGGAATGTTTGTTGGCGATAACTATAGGTTAAATCAACAATTTTTTATATAGGAGAAAAATATGGAAGGTAATTTTGACGGAGTCGAAGAATATCCAAATGCTTTTCCAATCGATTGGTGCAAGCAAGTAATTAAACGTTTCGAAGAAATGTCTTCAAGCCAATTTACAAACTTAGAAAGTAGCATGAAGAATCAAGATGAACGTATTATGATGGACTGGGCAAATCACAATTCACGTTATCATGCTGATGAAGATTTGTGTCAATTCTTTTACAGTAATTTAAATAAAATATATACAGAAAAATATCGTAAAAAATACGAAAGCCTAGGTGCAGTAATGCAACATTCACCTAAAGGAATGAGTGTACAAAAAACTTTACCGCATCAGGGTTACCACGCCTGGCATTCAGAAAATGCTGATCTAAGTTCATCGTCTCGTATACTTGCTTATACAGTTTACTTAAATGGTGTAGAAGAAGGTGGAGAAACAGAATTTTTATATCAAGGAGTAAAAATAAAACCTGCTCCGGGGAAATTATCAATTTTTCCTACATCGTTTACACATCCACATCGAGGTAATCCTATCTATAAAGGCGTTAAGTACATTGTAACTGGATGGTATACCTTAGATGAATAAAGATATTAAATCAATCGCAGTAGTTGGAGGCGGCACAGCCGGATTCGTTGCCGCAATGATCCTCAAAAAAACTTATCCCTCACTTAGAATTGATATTATACGGTCAACTAAAATAGGAACTATAGGTGTAGGAGAAGGCAGTACCGAACATTGGTCCGTTTTTATGGATTATGTTGGTATTCAGACAGCAGAACTAATTAATGAATGTGACTCAACTTTCAAAACAGGTATAATGTTTGAGGATTGGGCAAATAAACCATATCTACAAAGCGTACACTCTCCTTATGTTGCTGATACATTGGGCGTTCCTATAGCTTATGCAAAATTAATTGGAGAAAATGTTGACCCAAGAGATCTTACTGGAGATTATCTATGGGAAAACCATACACCTTTTAATAAATTTATGGAAGAACGTCCTAACGATACAGGAGTTAGTCAATATCATTTTAATACAAAAAAATTAAATGACTTCCTGACAAGAAAAGCTCAAGATATGGGTTGTACAGTAGTAGATGATGAAATTACAGATGTTATTATTAGTGAATGGAACAATGTTGATTGTATAAAAAGTAAAACTGACGAATACAAATATGATTTTTATATAGACAGCACTGGATTTGCTAAATTACTTATAGGTCAGCTAGGAGCAAAATGGCAAAGCTATGGCAAGTACCTTAAGATGAAGGAAGCTATAGTATTTCCAACACCAGAAGAAGAAGAAATCCCCATTTGGACACTTGCAAAAGCAATGAATGCTGGATGGATGTTCCGTATACCTGTTCAAGGACGTAAAGGTAATGGTTATATTTTTGATAGCGACTTTATAACAGCAGAAGAAGCACAGAAAGAAGTTGAAGAATACTTAGGACATAGTGTTGAAGTAGCAAAAAATATTAAATTTGATCCAGGCGCACTTGATAAACCATGGATAGGTAATGTTTGTGCAATAGGGTTAAGTGCAAGTTTTGTAGAACCATTAGAAGCAAGCTCAATTGGTACAAGTATTAATCAAAGTTTTCTTTTAGCTCAGAGACTTATTAACTACAATCAAGATTCTATTGATAGATATAATACCGAAATAGATGCAATTATGAATAATATAAGAGATTTTATTGCACTACACTATATCACTGATAGAAAGGATACACCATTTTGGCAGGCAGTTTCTAACACTCCGTTACCAGAATCATTAGAAAAAAATCTAAGGATGTGGAAAGATAGAATGCCCACAACAGATGATATGACATCATATACTAAGAAAGTTTTGTTCAACGAATACAATTATTCAATAGTAATGCACGGCTTAGGTTTATTCAACACTAAAAATATTTTAAAACAATATGAACTTATGCCAGAAGGTGCAAAACAACATGTAGAAAGTGCAATTCAACATAAATTACAATTTGATCGAACAAAAACTATACCGCATAAACTAATGTTACAATTACTGCGGAGACTAACATGAGAATTTTTGCATTTGGGTGCAGTCTTACACAATATTTTTATCCGACCTGGGCAGATATTTTAATTCATCAATATAAATTAAAAGGCTTCCAAGGTTCTAATTGGGCTAAAAGCGGTGCAGGCAATATGTATATTAATATGCGACTTTGGGAAGCAAATACAATACATAAATTTACAAAAGACGATATAATTTTGTTGCAATGGTCTAGTATGTTCCGGGAAGATAGATATCACATGGGGCAAGGTTGGTGGACACCAGGAAATTTTGGAAGAATGACTGTTACAGACGACCATGCTTTTGTATTAAATAATTTTAGATACGAATCTGCATGGATTTGGGCAGATGTTATGCATTGCACAATGCGTGATTGTGCTTTAATTAGTGCAACACACAAAGCCTTAGAAAATATAGGTTGTAAAGTCATTTCAACAAGTTTTAGAGATCCATTTGAAGGTTGGGAAGACGCTCCGAAACATTTCAATCAACATAATCCTAAATTAGAATTAGAAGATGTAGGTGCAGTGCTTGAAAGTTATAAAGATGACATTGCAACATCATGTCCGCCTATACTAAATGCTTTGAATTTTGGAACAACACAGGAATTTTTTGATACTAGACCTAAAAGTATTCCAAGCAGAAAAGAAAAAGATGCACATATGCTATTACCTGAATTACATCCGCTTACACATGAAGCGGCAGATTTTATAAATGAATATATAGAAAAATTATCACCAGAAACTGAAGATTTTGTAGCTGATTGGAAAGAACAACTTACTAACAAGGATCCTATATATTTAGAAGACCTAAAATGGTTCAATTCTGAAAAAATTGGTTGGTCAGATGATAGATGGAGACCTTAAATGAGTACACCTGTAATTGGTCTAGATAGAGATGGTACAATAAATGAAGACATAGGCACTTATGTTACAAAGCCTGAACAATTCAAACCTATACCTGGTAGTTTAGAAGCAATAAAATTAATCAGGGCTAAAGGTTATGACGTTGTAATTCTAACAAATCAAGCTGGTATTATGAAAGGCATTTGTGATGCTGTAGATGTAGATGTAGTTCATAACTATATGCTAAAATTGTTAGGCGAAATTGGTTGTAGAAGTATTAATGGGCTATACTATTCAACTACAAATTTGAAAGATGACATATATGCGAAGCCTAATACAGGAATGTTCAAACGTGCGGCCGCTGAAATAGGTGTAAATTGGAAAAATGGCGTATATGTAGGTGATAAAATTACCGATCTAAAAGCCGCAATCAAAGCAAAAGCAAAGCCTATACTAGTACGCACAGGTTATGGCGAAGAAACAGCCAAAAAGCTGAATACATTTGCTAATAAAGACCTAAAAAAACAGACAGAAGTGTTTGATAACCTAAATCAGTTTGCTCACAGCCTTGTAGATTTGACTTAAATTGTACTGTTACATATCTTTGTAAAACGATAAATACAATATGGAGCATCAACAATGACAAAACTTCTGAATAATCTTTTTACAAAAGGTGCAAATAACACAATTCATCTGCCAGACAGATCAAGCTTCAGCTACAGGGGTAGTTGGATAGGAGTACAGTATAATACTGTAGTTGACTCCTTTCATGTAGGTGAATATAGTAGTGCAATGTATCAAATTACTGTTGAGTACGACTCAAATGAAAAAGAGATTATGCAACTTTCTGTTGTAGCAAGACCAGATAGAGCTGTTGCAAGTATTTTTGGACGCTCCAGTATTAACCAAGAATTAGTAAACATTTCTGTTACTGTAGACGAAAGTATTTGTAAAATAAATGCAAGTCCTACGTCTAATACATATGCAGGATCTAAACTAATTTTTCATGCTACGTATGCAAAAACAATACATCAACTTACTCCTCCGGCAATTGTCGCAGAAACGTCTAGTGTGGAGTCAGATGGTATAAATACTTTTGATGCAACAACTACGTATTTTGATAATACAAATATAACATTTGATAAGGTGTAAGGAATGGCAAAATCAATAATTAACTTAGGTACAGCCGCAAACGATGGTACTGGTGATAGTCTTAGAGCAGGTGCTACTAAGGTTAATGCTAACACCGACGAGCTGTATAGTGCGTTAGGCGATGGCACAAACATTAAAGATATAGTAAACTCTAGCATGGAACTTGATGTTCCAAATGATGACTCAAAAATTAACAAAGTATCATTTCATGCGTCAACATTAAACCAAATGAACGCAATTAGCACAAGCACATATCACGGTGCAATGCTACACGTTCATGAAGGCGGAACAGTTTATGTTGCACACGCAGGTGCATGGCACAAAATGCTTTTAGATGCAAGCGGAGGAGCAATAGCAAACTATACTGATCCACTTAAATCTGTAGCTTATGTAGGAAACATAAACTCACTTACAGATGTTGATACAGTTTCTCAAGCACCACAAACTGGTAACGTTCTTAAATGGGACGGTGCAAAGTGGGCGCCAGGTATTGATACAGCTACTGGTGGAGGCGGAACAGACGCTGACACACTAGATGGATTTGATAGTTCATACTTTACAAACTACAATAACTTAAACAATAAGCCAACCATTCCTAGTGCTTTAACTGATTTAAGTATTGTTGATGGTTCAAGTGGACAAGTTTTATCTGCTAACGGTAACGGAACATTTAGTTTCATTACACCAGCGGCAGGTGGATTACAAAATATTTTCCAAACAGTTGAAGCTGACACAGGTACAACTACAGCAAACTCACAAACAGATACACTAACAGTAGCCGGCGGTACAAATATTACAACTAGTATCGTAGGTGACACTGTAACAATTAATTACAGCGGAGATGCATTATCCGGTGAAGCTAACCAGAATGCATTTAGTAATGTACAAGCAGATTCAGGAATAGCAGAAGCTGATACAAAAACTGATACACTTACAATTTCAGGTGGTACAAATATTACAACATCTGTAACAGGTGACACGTTAACTATTAACGGAACTGTACCAACTTTTGCAAGTTTATCAGATACAGATACAACAGGCACAACTACAGGTAATACTTTAGTATATAACGGAACAGCTTGGGTTGATACAAACTTTACAATTGATCAAATGGCTTATCCTGCAATGACAATGTTAGAGGTTACAGCTGATAGTAATAATGGATACAAGTTTAGCCAATATGGCAACACTGAAGATCCAACAATTTATGCTTTGGCAGGTGCGACAATCGCATTTAAAATTAACAGTGGAGCAAATCATCCATTCCAAATTGAAACAAGTGGAGGTTCAGCATATAGTAATGGACTTGTACACGTTGATTTAGACGGAACAGTTTCAACAGGATCATCAGCACAGGCTAAAACACAAGGTACACTTTACTGGCAAGTACCAGCAAACATAAGCGGTAATTATCAATATCAATGTACTGTTCATGATTCAATGCAAGGTACTATTGTAGTCAAACAGTTAAGTGCAATTTAAGGAAGTAAAAAATAAATGGCAACTATAAACGATAAATTCCAAGCACAAAATGGATTTGAAAGTCCTAAGTTTTCAGTTGACACTAATGGTAAAATCACTAGTGAAACATTAGATGTTAAAAATATTTTGCTAAATGGAACACCTTTCGTTGCATATGTACCACCAGAAGATGTAGAAGATGATGATACAGGTACACAGGTTTCCAACAGTTTTGAAAGTCTTGCTGTAACAGGAGGAATTTTCAAAGTAAATTACCTAGGTAATACAACACTTTCGGTTGTAAATGGAAGAGTAAATATTGCAAGTCATGGTACTATTCCAGGCGCAATAGATAATGTAGAAATTGGATATAATACACCGTCACAAATCAAAGTACATACAATTGATATGGCGGCTAATCCAGATAGTACAGCATCAACTATCAATATGAATGATGCAACGGTAAAAGGCGATGTAAATATTGCTAACAACGTGGTACTAAGTAATCAGCCTACTGTAGGCACCCACGCAACAAGTAAAGGTTATGTAGACGCGACGGCAACAGCCTTAGCAGTAGCATTTGGAGCATAGAGAATGGCTAAGAAAAAGATTTATAATTACAAGTTTTACCCAGGATTAGGTTTAAATGATAATACATATCCTAATGCATGGGCATTACTAACCCTAAACAAAGATTTTATACAAAAGGAAGTAGCGGCTTGGATTTTACAGCAAGTAAATGATAATGCTACAGGGTTCGTTGGTTATACATATAGTCAGTCAAAATGCGAAAGAGATACAGGATATAATATTGACGCATGGGCACATGACTTAAGATATACAGGTAATGAAGAAACAACAAGAATTTCAAATACGTATTGGGAACAAGACGTTGCACAAGTTGATGGTGACAGAGTTGCAGAAATCAAAGCAAAAGAATTTACACGTGATTTAATTGTAAATCACGTATTTAATAACAGCCCGCAAACAACACCTTACCAAGGAAATGTTGCACAAGTAACTAACGATAACAACGCTGAACCACAAGCAGGAACAAGAATACAAACACTTTCTGGTATTGTAATTGATGTGTTAACTTCAGGTACAAGTGCATTACCAACATTTGAACGCAAAGGATTAGGACACGTTAGATTCCA